CCGACGAGGATCAGTGGAAGGCGCTGCAGAAGCAGATCGACGACGAGAAGAAGGCGCCCGCGCCGGCTACTGCGCCTCCGGCTGCCGATCCGCCGAAGTAGGATATTTTCATGGGGAACAGCCCGACCGGACCCGCGGATATCGTCAATCGAGCAATCGTGTTGATGGGCGGGTTCAATTCCAATGTTCCTCTGACCGGCGTGCCGCCGATCTTCGACGGCACGCCACTCGGTCTCGCAGCTGGCGCTGCCTACGGCGGTGTCGTGCAGACGGTCGGCAAGGCGTGTGGATGGGACTTCGCGCGCAACGTCGCGGTGCTCGTGCTCAGCGGCAACAGCCCGCCTTATGGCTGGTTCGCAGAATACCTCTATCCGACGAACGGCATCGAAGTCCGGCAGGTTCTCCAGTCCGTCGCGGCACAGGTCGCGTCCGATCCAAACAACCCGGCGCCGCAACTCTGGCAGACCGCTAACAACGTCGTGGCCGGCGCCACGCGCAAGGTCATCTGGTGCAATCTCGTGAACGCGCTGGCGGTCATCTCCGGTCAGCCAATTGAATCGGCATGGGATGCGGGATTTACCGAGGAAGTCGTGCGCCTTCTGGCCTCCGACCTCGCGATGGCGGTCGCTGGCAGGCCGGAGACGGGCCAACTCGAATATGAACGATCGAACAATGCCGCCCAGATCTTCCACGGGCGGGAGGGTTGATCCGTGGCCAACGTGCTCGTCCATCCGGAAGACTTCGTCAACGCAGCCCTCGGTCGCATCGGCTACAAGCTGCGGATCGGCTCGTTCTTCGACGGCAGCGAAGCGAGCAAACTGGCGCTCGACATCTACGGCCAGACGCGCGACCAACTGCTTCGCCTGAAGGATTACGATTTCGCGCAAAAGATTGCCGCCGCTGTCGTGGCGCCGGGCGCGGTGCCAACGCCGATCTGGCAGTTTCAATACCTCTATCCGACAGACTGCGTGCGGCTGCGCGACATGTACGCGCCCGGCTATGACACGAACGATCCGCTGCCGAACCGCTGGACGCGCGACACGGCGCTGATCGGCGGCGTCATGACGGAGATCATCTTCGCCAATATCTCGCCGGCCATGCTGGTCTACACCGAACAGGTGACGGACCCGAGCCTCTGGGATGAGGGCTTCGGCGAGACGATGATTGCATCGTTGGCCCGGCGGCTCGCGCCGGCCCTCGCGTCGTTGGACGTGGCGAAGCTCGAGGCGCAGGATGAAGCGACGATGATCCAGGCGACCGGGGATATTGTCGGATGACGATCCTCACCTCGATCCAAAGCCCGGAAGACGCGATCAACGCGGCCCTTATCCGCATCGGCTTCACGCGCCGCATCGATCAGATCTATGAAGGCACGCCGGCCGCGCGCGCCGCGGTGCTGATCTACGGCCAGACGCGCGACGATATCCTGCGGACAGGCGACTATCGATTTGCCGTGCGGCAGGCGGCGTTGGTCAAGTTGAAGGCGGCCCCAGCTGGCGGCTACAGCCCAATGACGCCATGGAGCGCCGCGCAGTACCCCGCCGTGCCATGGATCTATTCCTATGCCTATCCGATCGATTGCTTGCGCCTGCTGTCGCTGCGCACTGCGCCGATGATTGTGCCGGTGTCGAGCCCGCGCGCCGTCACATGGTCAATCGACAATGACAACAGCTACACGCCGCCGCAGAAAGTTATCCTCACGAACCTCGGCGGCGCGCTGGCAACATACACGGCGCGTGTCACGGATTTGGCGCTGTGGGACGCCGCGGCCGTGGAAGCTTTGATCGATGCTTTGGCGACGAACCTCGCGCCGGCCCTTGCCAATCTGGATTCGCAGAAGATCGAGGAAGCCGCCGAAGCCCGCGCGGCGAACACGGCCGAGCATCTGGAAGGATGAGCCATGACCAGCCCGGCCGATCTCGCGAATAGGGCTCTTGACGCCGCCGGCGCTGATTTCACGATCGGCGATATCGAAGAAGGCGGCAAGGTCGCGGAGATCATCCGCCGCGTCTATGTGCCGGCCCGGCAGCAGCTTCTCCGCACGGCGCGCTGGCCCTTCGCGCGGCGCCAGGCCGACCTCGCCCTTCTCGCCGATCGCTTCAGCCAGACGCCGGACCTGCCGAACCAAGTCATCTGGCCGTGGCGCTTCGAGTACCAATACCCGATCGACTGCCTGCAAATCCGCTTCGTGCCGGCTGACGAATGCCGGCCGGTCGAGATTTCGGCACCCCCGAACGCCACGCCGGGCGGCAATTTCGTGAACGTGAACGTCGGCGCAAACTACGTGCTGCCAGGCGTCAACACGATCGGCTCGCGCACGCAGCACCACACGCAGCTGCGCCAGGGGCGTTTCCTCGTCGCGGTCGATCCGAACTATCCGGGCCTCGTCGGCGCCATCACGGACAATAGCCAGAACCCGTCATTCGGCAGTGTCCAAGGTGTCGGGCCGACCGGGCGCACCGTGATCCTAACCAATGTGCGACGCGCGCAGGCGGTCTATACGATGGATGTCGAGTATCCGGACGAGTGGGATGTGTCGTTTCAGGAGGCGTTTGTCGCCTACCTGACCAACCTCATCGCGCTCCCGGTTGCCATCGCGCTCGATAAGGACAAAAAGTTCGGCCTCGAGATGGAGGCGCGGGCAATGGCGAAAGCGAAGGGTCTCATCGGGCAGGCGCGCGTGGCGGCGGCGAACGAAGGACAGACGACCACTGACAGCACGCCCGATTGGATACATGGCCGCTTCCGCGGCGGCATCCCATTCGGCGCTGGCGGCTTCGGCGATGGTTTCGGCTTTTCGGGCAGTGGAAGCGGCGGTATCTACAGCGAGGAATGCGGGCCGACAGTCTTCGGGAACGGGAGCACCTGGTAAGTGGCGATCCCCTTCGGCCGCTGGAACTTCGCCGCCGGTGAATTGGCGCCGGGCCTCTGGGGTCATATCGATTTCGCGAAGTACCAGATCGGTCTCTCGACCTGCCGCAATGCCTTCATATCGTACCGTGGCGGGGCATATAGCCGCGCCGGAACGCACTTCGTCGGCTACTCGAAGCAGACTCAAGTCGGCACGCTGCCGCCGCGGCTGATCACATTCCAGTTCAATATCAACCAAGGCATCTGCATCGAGGCCGGGCACCATTATTTCCGCTTCATCATCGACGGCGCTTTCGTGCTGGAGCCAGAGATCACGATCACGAATATCACGCAGTCGAGCCCGGCCGTCGTCACCGCGGCGAACAGCTACACGAACGGCGATTGGGTGTTTCTCGACGATATCACCGGCATGACGGAGTTGAACGGCCGGACAGCCATCATCGGCAATGTCACGCCGATGCATTTTTCTCTCTTCGACGTGTTCAGCCAGCCGATCGATACGACGAGTTTCCCGGTCTATGCCGGCGGCGGCGCAGCGGCGCGCCTCTACACGCTGGCGACGCCATGGGCCGAGCAGGATTTGCAATGGCTGAAATGGACGCAGAGCGCCGACGTGATGAGTATCTGCTGCTGGAACCAGCAGACGAACATCGGGCCGGGCGGCGATGTCTCCTATCCGGCCTACGACCTGAAGCGCATCACGGACACGAATTGGACGCTCACGCGGTTCTCGGCCACAACTTCGGTGCAGCCGCCGAACGGCCAAGTCATCACGGCCAGCAATGTGAACACCAGCGCGCAGGCTCCCCCGACCGAATATTCTGCCGTCGTGACCACCGTCAACCAGCTTACCGGCGAGGAAAGCCAGGCATCCGAGGTCCTGACATTCTATGGCTCCGTGGACATTTCCACGGTCGCCGGCTCCATCAAGATCACCTGGGCGCCGCAGCCGGGCCAAGTCTATTACAACGTCTATTTTGCCCAAGCCGCGGTACTGACGCACGTGCCGCCAGGCTCGCTCTATGGCTACACCGGCACGGCTTTCGGCAACGAATTCGTGAACACCAATATCCAGCCGGATTTCAATCAGGTGCCCCCGCTGCATCTAGATCCGTTCGAGCCGGGCCAGATTTTGTTCGTCATCGTGACGAATGGCGGATCGAG